GTGCTCCCTCGATATCAACGATTGCTCGAGCGGGTTGCGCCTCGATACGGGAAAGTGTCGGTACCCGGTTCAGGACGACACGATCCAAGTCCTCATCTTCCGCCGTACTCGCGAAGGACGACCGCATGATGTTCTGCATGTAGAGACGTTGCATCGCGAGTTGGTTCGCTACCGGTGCTTGCGCGTCGTAGATGTATGAACCTTCCCGTCGATCCCACTTCGGGTCGGTCATGCTGAGCATCCGGTCGAGGATGACGTCCTCGTCTTCTTGCAGTGGTGCCGGGAGATCAGGTAGATCCAATAGATTCGCCATCTGGTCCTTCCTCCTTTAGTTGTTCTGTCGTCGTCGTTTCGCCGACGATCGTATTTAAATCAATCGTCGCCTCGAAACGCCGTTCTACTTTGATGACATCGACCTCGTCGACCGAGACGATGCGGTCGTCATAAACGATCGCATCCATCAAGCTATCCGCGATGAACAGGCGCTTGACGTCGTCTGAGACGTCGAGACGCATGTCATCCTTCGCCTCGCACCCGTAATCCTCCGAATAGATTGGATAGGCATCCCGCGGTGTCAGGATCATCTTCGAGATGACGTTCTTGAGTCCCTCGATGCCGTCGTCGACAAGGATTTCGTCATTCGAGCCTTTTACGAACTCGCCGGTCTCGAAATCAAATAGCGGGGTCAACATGCCCCCCGCTTGTTCCGTCTCTTCTTCGGCATAGACATCATCCACGTCGACTTCTGGTAATAGTCCCTCTTGTTCTTCTACGTCCGCCATTTCGTCACCACCATCCATTTTTCTGTCCGGTTCCGGATCGGCATCAACAAGACGTGGTCTCCCGCTGCCGTCACCATCGGATCGAAGACGTCTGCACGTGCCACCCGCTTCTCATCGATCATGAAATCCGTTGACGAGCGGACACCGACATAGCCACCTTGTCGCACCGGTTGCAACACCCACTGGGCACCGCTGTCTCCGGTATCGCTGATTGCCTGCAGGATGACGAGCTCTCCTTTGACGAAGAAGTGCGCATCCATGACGAAGGCATCCGCGTCCCGTTCACCGACACCTGAAATGTTGACGACGAGCGGTTCGACTTGAACGACCGTTCCAATCAGGATATGTTCTTGTGATGTCGTCGGTGTCAGGAACAGCTGACTGAAACGGGTAGCTGGATCTTTCATGCTCGTTCCTCCTAGAAATTGATGTACGTATGCGGATTGACCGCATGGCTCTTGCTGTAGGTCCATCGACCGCGGTGGAGTTCGTAATGAAGATGCGGCCAATCCGACCACCCCGTGTTCCCGACATAGCCGATCGTTGTGTTCACCGTCACCTTTTGTCCGACCTTCACTTTCGGCTTTGCATGGATGTGAGCATAAACGCTCTCCCATGTCTGACCGTTGATTGAATGGACGATGTAGACGACCCAGCCATACGACGTCGACCAGCCTGATCGGGTCACGGTACCGTCCGCGACTGGATGCAAACGCACCTTTCCGGTCTTCGCGCGGTCAATCAGGATATCGATCCCGAAATGACCGGCTGGTGTCTTGAATTGCTTCCGCCCCATCCAGCCACCGCTCATCGGACGGACGAATGCCTTGTTTGACTTCGAAGGCGTCGTCTTCCCGCTTTGAATCCGGACCTTGTAATGCGAGCGGATCTTATCCCACTCGCCTGCCTTTTGTCGGGCATCCGCTCGACCTAGTCCTTTTTCGAGGATGCTGATCTCGACGTCCCGACGTCCGAATGGAATGCATTCCTTTGCCGGAAGTCCCATGTCGATCCGCTTGCCTTTGATGGCACCTCCGACGTCTTCCGCGAGATAGATACCGCTGTATTCCGGTTTCGCCCGACACTTGATATAGACGACGGAACCCATTGGTATCAGCTTCGGGTCGACGGCGATGCTTCGCTTCGTCTTGAACTTGTTGCCGGATGCGGTCGTACCGGTACCGTTGATACCACCTAGAGCGGGATTGTACGCTGTCGCTACCCAACCTTTGCTGAACTTCAAGCGGATGCCTTTAATCGATTCTGTGGTGTTGCCGAGACCGTCCTGTTTCTTTTGGACGTCCGGCTTCTCATAGCTGATTGACGGCAACGACGTGCTCACGACGGCGTCCGCGTCCATGACGACATGATTCGGATAGATCTCGTATTTCACGTTGTCGAAGTAGTACCCGTGTGCAATCAAGTCATCCTTCGATTTGATGTAGGCGTAATCACCAGAGAAGAAGCGCTGCGTCCCTGACGTCGCAACATGACGGAACGAGCGGGTCACCTTCGACCGGTTCTGTCGATCGAGGGCTTTCTTCGCTTCTCGCCGTGCATCGGCATCGTTCGTCGCATCGCTCTTGATGTAGGTCGAGAGTCGTCCGTATTTCTTGATGCTCGTCGTGCTCTTGGCGATGCCGTCCGCTCGTCGTTCACGGTTCCGTGCCCGGACATAGTTCTTCCGGTCCTCGTTCGAACTCTCGACTTGCGCGTCCGTGATGCCTTCGCTGAGGACAGGCACGTTCTTCGGTCGACTTCGTTCGTAGACCTTCAGTCCGTTATCGTAGCGGATCCAGTACGACTTCTTCGTCTTCTTCTTGTCTTCCGTCAGAAGCGAGGCAAGGACGGAGTAATAGCTGTCGTATTTGTCTGCCCGGTAGTCGAGCGTCTGGCGATGCGTATACTTCCCTGCAGGCAGCAGTTTTGGTTTGATGCCGGCTCGTCTGCAGATCGTGTCGATTGCCTTCCGCGTCGTCGTGCCTTTCTTGAAATAGAAGTCGTCCTTGTTCTTGACGAGATAGAGCAGCGGATCGTACGCGGTGATGTTGATCACGCGATCCTTCCGCTTGATAACGAAGATGTGACCGAAGAACCACAGTCGTTTCCCTTGCCGGACGGAGATATGTGCGCCGTCCAGTTCCGGTAACCCGGATACGCGCATCAAGTCGAGGGACAGTTTGACCGCCGCTTGCGAGACGCTGTCCTCGAGCTTGATCGGGATGATGACGGCTTCACTGACGTCATACTTGGAATCGATGTAGACGCGGAGATCAGCCATAGTACAACACCATCCCTGGATAGAGTCGGTTCGGGTTCTTGCCGATCGTCTTCTTGTTACGGGTGTAGAGCGTCCGCCAATTGATCTTCAGCCGTTGAGCGATGACCGTCAGTGAATCATTCCGTTTCACGACGTACTTCTTCGGTTTCGAACTCTTCTTCGTCGTTTTCTTCTTCGTGGATTTCCCACGCTTCGACGAGCCTTTTCCTTTTTTCTTCAGCTTGCTGACTTTCGGGTACGCGTATTCCTCAAAGCTGATCTCGAACTCGAGATCAGCTTGTTTGGCCGATCGCCCGAGTTTCGGTTTATCCTGCCAGGAACGATAGGAAAGGATGCGACAGCGCATCGTCTGCTTCGTGTCCGTGATGGCGAGAGTCACGACCTCTTGTTTTCCTTTGATGCGACGTAACGATGCATCCAGCGTCCGTGGTAGTACAAAAGCGCCCGTCTGATACGTCCGCTTCGTTCCCGGAAAATGACTCGTCAGGGAGAACGTCCGGAGTCCGGTCGCCGTGATGAAGGAATACGTCTTCCCGCGGATCCCATCGTGCGATTCTGTTTTCTTGTCTCCCCCGGATAACCCAAGACCCGGAGGCGTGACAGGGAACGTGAGCGTTCCTTTACTATGCTTGATCGTAATCAATCCAACATCGCCTCCAAGTTATGTGTCGGTAGGTTCCGGTCTAGTTCTTCCATCTTGTCTGCGATGAACGCCATAAACTGCAAGCCTATTTGCTCGAGCTTCGCTGGATCATCGCTTAAAGCACCTAAATCTTCTGGACGGATATGCACGTTGAAGACGTTCTGCGCTTGCGTATTCTGCGACTGGTTGACTTGATTCGTGATGCGTTTGCCCGTCGCGGATGGTAATGCCTGCCTAGATTGCGTTTTGAATGGCGCCATGACGCCTTGTGCGATGACGGTCTCGGACATTTTCTTGAGGAGAGGAATACGTTGCTGCATTCCTACCTCATGCCCTTCTACGGTAGAGGCACCAATCGGTATGATCGTTCTAGCGGGAGAATTGATTTTGAGTCCTTTGCTGAACCAGGATGGAATCAAATCCGTTAACTCAGATACTTTGTCCGAGACCCATGTGAATCCGCTAGCGAGTCCGTCCACGAGACCACGAATGATGTCCTTCCCGATTGAACTCAAGTCAATGTCCTTGAAGAACTTGACCGCAGCGTTCCAGCCATCGTCAATAGCCGTCTTAACAGTTTTCATTGCAGAAGAAACAGTCTTCCCGAAGCTTCCGAAAACTTCTTTGACAATTCCAGAAATCGTCTGTGTCACCGTACGGAAAGTATTTGTTATGGCACTCCATGTCTTGCTGATCAACGAACTTGCCGCGTTCATGATGGTTCGAATGATGCTGCCGATTGCATTAAATCCAGTACGTGCCGCACCAAGGATTAAATTGATTGCGCCCTTAATGATGGAGACATAACCTTTCCACATGTTCGAAATGAAGCCACGAACTGCCGAAAGGGCACCTGAGATATTCGTCTTCACGAAATTAAAGCCGCCAGAAACCGTGTTTTTGATACTGGCGATGCCGCCTGAGAAGAACGCTTTAATCGCTCCCCAAAATCCGGAGATGATCCCTCTTCCACTCGCCGCTAACAAGCGGAATCCACCGAGCACCCGTCCGACGAGCAGTAAGTTGACATAGTTCCATATGAACTGGATTGCGCCGAAGAACGCTTGTTTGACACCTTCCCACATCTTCTTAAAGTCACCTGTAAAGAGACCGGAGAAAATCTTCACGACCCCGAGGATGACGTTCAATGCACCTTGGAAAACACCTTTGATGTTGCTCCAGATGCCCTTGATGATGAAGAGTACTGCCGGCATGATGAACTGGATGACACTCCAGATGCCCTGGAAGACGTTTTTGACCGCTTGCATCAGTTGCGCTCCGTCACTCTGCCAGAAGGCGCGGATCTTCGTGAAGATCGACTTCGCTAGATTGACGATGGCAGTGAATGCGCTCGAGAGTGCTGAACGAATCTTACCCGTGATAGAGAGCACTTGTGCAATGGAGCCATTAGAAAGACCTAACCTGCTCAAGATACTTTTTGAAGCTCCATCATTTCCGACCAACGACGCAAAGACACCTTTGATCAAGGTGCCGACTTGTTTGAATTTTTCGCCGACGGTCTTCGCTGCATCTTTCAGGAACAAAATCTTATCCCGGAAGGCGTCAATCTGTTCATGATTGAAGTGCGCACTGATCATAATCTTCCGCGCCTTCACGAAGTCTCCTGACAACATGGCTTTCAGACCTTGAATCCCACCGCGAAACTTGTCGGAATAGGTCCATGCCGCTTTAAACCCGGCCACTAGTAGTGCGATAGTGCCGACGACCGCTCCGATTGCTAAGGCGACTGGCGCAATGAACGGTGCCATGAGCGCGAATCCTTCGACCATCATCGGGAGTAACCCGACAAGGATCGCAATCCCTCCACCGAGTACTAAGACTCCCGCTAGAATGGCAGCACTCGTTGCAATCATCGTCTTCATCGGTTGTGGCAATTGATTGAATGCATTGACGAGACTCGTGATGACCGTCGCCGCGGATCGAATCGGACCTTTCAGCCCATCCCCGAGCGCGATTTGAGCGGATTCCGCCGCACCCGTCATCTCTTCTAACGCACCTTTCAAGTTATCCTTCATCTTGTTTGCTGCTTCTTTCGATGCTCCGGCACTGTTCTCTAACGACTTCGTCATCTTGTCGATTTCGCTCGGTCCAGCTCGCATCAAGGTCAGAAATCCGGAAGCGGCTTCAGTACCAACCAATTGAGCCAATGCTGCCAGTTGCTGCGCATTAGTCATGCCTTCAAAAGAGTTCTTCAGATTTTTGATCAATCCAGAGATACCGACAAACTTTCCTGATGCATCCGTAATGTTGATGCCAAGTGTCGCCATCATTTTGCCAGTCTCTTCCGATGGTTTCAGCAACGCGAGAAGTCCGCCGCGTAATGTGGTACCGGCTTGTTCACCTTTCATTCCTGCATTGGTCAAGAGACCAATTGACGCTGCCGTCTCTTCTATGCTGACACCTAATGCCGCTGCAGGTGGTCCTGCATACTTCAGAGCATACTGCATATCTGTGATGTCAGCAGCCGTGCGGTTTGCTGTCTCTGCTAAGATATCGGATACTCGACTTGCTTCGGATGCTCTCATGCTCCAAACATTGAGCGCGGAAGCTACGACTTCAGCTGTCTGTGCCATGTCTGCACCCGATGCTTCTGACGCACTGATGACTCCCGGCATCGCAGAAAGAATCTCTTTCGTCGTCATCCCGAGCGCGGCTAGCGATTCTTGTCCAGCCGCTACCTCTGTTGCACTTTTCGAAGTAGCCGCACCAAGATCGAGCGCCGATTGTCTCAGACGATCAAGTTCACCACTCGATGCACCCGCAATGGCACCGACGCGACTCATCTGCGCATCAAAATCGATTCCAGTCTTCACTGCCATACCTAATCCAGCGGCGACACTTAATCCCATGAGTGAGGCGGCGCCACCGACTGCAGTCAGTGATCCGGATGCTCCTTGCAGGCGTTCAAATGTCGTTTGTGTCTGTCTCGCATCCTCTTGCATGTTGCGCATCGAGCGGCTGACGCGTCCAGAGACCTCCGTGAACATATCACGCAGGATGATGGATGCCGTTAACGTCTGATTGCTTGCCATTCATCATTCCTCCCGTTCTTCCTCTTCCGCGTCGATGACGATCTGTTCGGATGCCATCAAGAACAGCTTCACGTTATAGGGCGCATTCCAGAAATCTTCCGGCCTGACTTGCTTCCGTTGCCAAAGGACGTGCGCCCAACGGAGCTCTGCATCTTCGCCTTCGAGGATGCTCGCCTTTACTTTCCCATTGCACCGTCTGGCTCATCGAGTCCGGACAAGGCAATGACTTCGCGTGAAGCATCCGCGAGGCTGACCGTTCCGAACAGTTTCGGGATGATCAATTCTGGTAGCGGAACCGGTAGTCCGAGCTTCGATGCGAGTTCTGGACTCCGGAATGACATTGGCGTTCGACGTGAATCGAGTGCCTTGTCGACGATCAAGCTGTTGTATTTCAGTTCATCGAGTTCTTCCGTGATTTGACCACGTGGACCATGTTTCTTTTTAATGGCTTCTTTCCGGATTTTGCTTTCTTCATCCGCGTTGAGGGCAGTAATCGGAATCTCGAACCATTTTCCGTCAATCGACATCATCTTGACGCTGCCAGCGCGGCGATTCGCGATGTCGATGTCCATCAAGTCGGACAAGGAGACGTATTGCTTCTCCTGTACCACCTCGTCCTGTGATGCTTCGTCTACTTCATGTGCGTAACGGTCTGCTGTTTCCATGAATATGTATCCTCCTCTGAAATTGAAATGAAAAAGGAGACCGAAGTCTCCATTGTGTCCGTTTTATAGGAACTTGTAATCGTCTGCCGTGAAGGCGAGATCCGTGTCACCAGTATCTTTGACCTTGAAGTTGATCAAGTCGACCTCATCGAACGTGACGCCCATCAATGCAATCTTTTCTCCACGGAGATCCGGATCGCGTAATTCGAAGATGAGCGTCCGCGGAGCATCCGGGTCATCCAAGATACTACGACGGAATTCTGCGATCTTTTCTGTCCAGTGCATCTTGATCTTCCCGCTGATCTCCGAACCCATCGTCCGGTTGCCGTCCGCTTTCGCATTCCCGCGTTCGACCTTCTTCTTGTTGAACTTGACCTTTGCTTCTGCTTCCGTGACCTCGACCATCGCACGTCCGGTTTCGTCGTAGACCTGCCCGTACTTCCCGCGGAGAACTTTCCGCGGATCAAGTACCGGTAACTTATCATCATAGGATTGTGGCATCTGATTCCCTCCTGTTTCGTTTCAGCGACTTAGGACGCCGTATTGTTTGCGTAGATTTGCGTAGCCGTCCCGTAGACAGTGAACGCTGTCTTGAAGTAGGCTTCGGTCTTGTACGCCTGTTCCGTCGCACCTTCGCCATGATAGCGGCTGTCCGGAACACAATCATAGACCGGCTCGATGACTTCGATGTTTGAACTCGCGAGGGGTTCGAGGACCAGTTGTTTGATCTTCTCCGCGACAGCGTCCCGCTTCGATGGACTGTTCGACTGGGAGCGGAAGTATTTCTTGAAGACGAACTCTTGCTCTTCCGTGATCAAGTCGAAGACGTTGATCGTCTGGATTTGTTGCAAGTCACGCAAGGCAGCGTCTGGATCCGCATCCGCGTCGATGCCGATGAGCGGATCGAGTCGAGAGAAGTCCGTCATCGAGTTGACCGGTGCATTGTAGACGACGTTCTTGCCTTCCGCCTTCAGCAACAAGTAGCCTTCCTCAATCTTCTGGTTCGCATCGACGTCTGATAATTTCTCAAGATCGTCGAAGATCGTCAGATGACCCGCGAGTGAACGGTTGACCGGAATCGAGATGGCCGCTGCTAAGGCGAGGACCGCTTGTTGCGCTGGAGAGTACTCGACACCTTCCTTATACGCTTTCTGCATCGTCGAGATGGCA